TCTATCTTAGTATTGAGCACACTAACATTCTCTTTCAGCTCGTTTGTTATCGCCGTGATTTTAGGTCCCACATCCGCTGCCAGGACCTGCTGCGCGTTGACGCTGTCCAACACATGGCACAACATGCTTTTTTCTATCATCTTGTTTGCCAGCCGCTCCAAGAATGCATCATTGTTAATCAGTTTCTCGAATAGGGCATTGTATACATTTGCGTGGACCGGGTCTGAGGTTTCCAGCTTCCTCAACTCCCGGATGAGCGCCGCCTGGTCTTCATCTATCTCAAAATTCGCCATCTTCTCTGCCTCCTAAAAGATATCATCAAACGCAAAGGTCATCTCTTCGTCATCATCCTTGTTCTTGTCCGAACAGGTGCGTATCATCACCAGGTCACCCTCCGCATCACACAACGCCATCTCATTGATGGCCGTGTTGGCCAGCTCCTCCCTGGATAAGGTACAGATATACCGGAAGTTGGTGTCCGTCACCTGCTCGATGCTGCTCAGGTCTTTCCGTAACAGCTCGTTTTTCAAGGTGTTGTCATTCTCTGACGGCGTACCATCCGCACCGTTCCCAAATGCCATCTGTGTGACTGCCGGCAATGCCTTGATGCCCGCCCTAGCCTTCAGTATCTTGTTCTTACTCAACTTGGTTATCGTGGTTGTACTTGCCATCAGATTTCCTCCTCTATGACTTGCGCATCCATATGTTTGGCTCCATCATTGTACGTGCTCCCATCATGGATTCTCCAGTGATGCCAGGTTGTACATGTCAGCCTTCCCTTCTCCCTCTCCTCCATCCGGCTGCGTATGTGCAGATAGGGCAGGTGGTTTCCAATCACATTGTCATGATGGATGCTTCCATCGTTGTTGTGCTCCCCGTTCAGGATGTTATTGTTGTACCAGCGTACCTCCGCCCGTATCAGGATGTTATGAGGGCGGATGCATTCTTCCAGTCTTGCATCCTGAATCCGGTACAGGAAACGGTAACGATCCAGTCCGCTTACCTTCTTTACCCGCCGCACCTCCCGGCGGATGATATCATGGCCGATGTCAAAGGAGTCATCTATATCCCGGGACAGGATGACATAAAATTCCGCCCAGTGCTCCCGGCTGCCCTCCAGTTCATACGCCGGCACCATCTCCACATCGGTAAATCCCAGGGACCGCACCGCCTGGAGCGTGCCCACCTCCGTCCCGCCAAGCCGGCAGGTGTCTGCATACATCATCAGCCGTACCCGGAAGTTTTCCCAGGTCTCGCCCTCGTAGCGCGTCAGTTTCCGGTCCAGGCCATGCTCCGGAAGCATCCGTGGACTGGCTGTCCTTACCATGCCTTCCTCCCGTGCCCGCCGGAGCATGGTCTTGTTTTCATCGAACAGCCGCCCGGTCACTTTGAAATAGATATACCACTGGTTCCTGGCCTTCCTTGCCTGTTTGAAGGGCGTGGACAGCAGATAATACATATATTCCCCGAATGTCTCCAGCATGGCGTCCCTCCTATGTGTTCCTTACCTTGACCGTGATACTCCCCAGCATGACCACATTCCCGGCCGTCAGCTCCACGTCCACTGCGGGGGCCGTGAATACGGTCTTACGGTAGTCCGGTATGCTCTGGCGGAGCACATACCGGATGTCATCCTGTAAGAATAAGTTGAAGTCCGTCCGGTTGGAAAGAGACATGGCCCCTGCTATCAGGGACCGGGCCGTTTCCTCCACATCCGTCACCCCTGCCCCCTGTTTGAGGTACAGGGTGATGTCCACATCCTGATAGGTGATGGTTCCGGACTTTGCCAGGTAGTCCTCGTAATTATCCTTCAGCTGGTCCGCCGCCGCCTGGGCCTTGCGCACCAGCTCCTCGCTGGCTTCCCCCGCCGTCCCCACCACAATCACATCCACCGTTCCCTGCCCCCTTGGATGCTGGTCATCAATGTAGGCGCACATCACACCCGGGATGGCCTCCACGGCTGCCTTCAGCTTGGCCGATGTGGTATTGGTGGACAGTTCCTCCCAGCTGGACAGGGTCCGGCTGCGTAAGCCGGCTTCGCTCTCTTCATCTGCCCCCTCGGAATATATCCATCCCTGCCGGTTCGTGACCTGCGACACGCCCTCCATATATAACATGCTTACCCTTATCTGGTCCTCACTCACATTGTAGCGCGCTCCGGCCGCTTCCGCCTCCACCAGCACGCTGCCCTCCGCCTGGCCCGCCTGTATCACTGTATCCTCTAACGCGTAGTAGACCAGCTCATCCCCATTGATGTCCGGGGCCGTCTTAAACATGTGCCCCTTCGTTATGATCAGGGCCTGCCCGTAATCAGACCGGATAAGTGTCACATATCCCTGGGTCCGGGTCGCCGCCTTTCGAAACTTGGAAAAGTCCGCGGCCTTCAGTTCCAGCCACCTGCCTTCCGCATGCCTCAGGAACTGATTATTCAGGATGGTCCGCGCCAGCCGGAGCAGCTCGATGTGTATCTGCACGCAGATACGTGTCAGCCAGTAAAAGACGCCGCCACTGCCCCACTTGGTGATGGTAAACCCTTCCGCCGCCAGCTCCTCCTTCAGCTCCTGCATCTTTGCATCGGCATCCGGTACCGGTATGATTTCATCCAGAATGCTTTCATCAATCAACGAGTTTCACCTCCGCCCCGTCCAGTTCCAGATTCATCTGGTAGGACACATCCTCATTTGCAATCTTAAATCCCACATGGATGTTCACTATGTCATCCTCCATCCGGGACACGCCAACCTCAATGCTGTGCGGGTTGATTTCCTCCCGTTTCTTTAACTTTTCCGTGACCCGGTTCTTTATCTGCAGCTCCTCCAGTTCGCCTATCTCCCGGTGGCAGAAATCCAACAGCGACCATCCGTAATCGGAATCAAAAAAACATTCCCCCTCCATGGTCAGGGCCTCCAGGCGGATGTCCTGCAGGAAACAGTCCAGGCCGCCCGCCAGTGCTTCCTCTCCCGATGCCAGGGGGACCGGCTGCCCGGCATCGTCTAACATCAGGTCCGTTGCCGTCAGTATCATAAGCATCTCCCCAGGATGTACGGCCGGCACTGCCCATATAAAAGCCCGACTGCCACTACATCCCCTTTCTTCAGGACCTGCTCCGTCCTTATATAAGGAATCGCGGGAAAGGCTTCATCCGTCTCCCCGTTTTCCTTCAGCAACCGCAGCGTCACATACGATGCCCCATCCTTCACGGTCCCTTCCATCACCTTTGCCTGGCACAGGGCCGGATGGCGTATATGCGGATAGTCTGTCCCTATGGTCTCATTCACCGTCAGTTTGACAAATTCGTCAAGAAAACCGGCCATTTTGAATCCCCTTCCTTCCAACTAAAATGATACATACATCCTCACGCTTCCCGTTTCATCCGCCTTCACCCGGACCGAGGTCACAAGGGCCTCCCCGTCAAACTTCCGGTGTCTTATCCGGATACGCTCTCCCTGGTGAATCCACGGGACCCCGATGGTCTTGATTTCGTTACCGCCGTTCCATTGGTTGAAGGAAAGGATGTTCTTCCCTTCCTCCAGTACATAGATAAGCGTCTGCTCTTCCCCGGTCCCCCAGAAAAACCGGCCGGACCGGAAATAAAAGGATGCCTCCAGGCCCCAGACCCGGCCCACCTCCTGGATAAGCTCCGCCACATTCATGCGCGGGACCGGGACCACATCCTTTTTGGAGTACATGGTATCGGACAGGCGGTAATCCGCAATCCCGGCCCTTCCAAGGCCGAACCGGATGATATCCTGCGGACAGCAGTCCAGGAAGGTCTCCTTTACGTAGGTCCGTTTCAGGAACAGTGTATCGTCCAGTATCCGGTAAGGCCCCAATGCCTGGCCGTCCTCCATGTATCCGGTTAAGAGCGTGTCATATTCCCCATCATAGCCCAGTTCCACCTGAGCCGGGGCCATGGATGCAAGGTCCAAGAGCCCGGCATAACCGGGGTCATATTCCAAGGTGGCCCAGCTGCACTGCTCCCTCCGGCTGGAATGACATTCCACACGGATTCCCTGCGTGAATACCTGGTCCCCAACGGTTATCCGGAACCGTGGTGTAATCAGTTTCCGTTCTGCCATGCTGCCTCCTATGTATCCCGGGCCGGGCTCTCCGATGTCTTATCCTTAATCCTGGGGGCCTGACCTCTCTGTGTGTTCAGATATTCCTGGTAGTCGCTACTGATTCCCTGGGCTTGTGACATCCCTGCCTTGCTGCCGGAGGATGAGGTTTTACTGCTCCCCGCCGCCTGGGTCTGCACGGTAACCGGCAGGTACTCCCAAAATTCCAGTGCTGCCTCCCCATAACTGTTCTCTGTCTTCTTGGACAGGTCGATTCCTTTAAAATACACCCTGCTCAGACCGCAGGCCGCGGCCTGGCTGTTCACCACCGGCAGCGGTATGGCGGTCGTCTGCCCTGGCGGCTTAAACAGTAGCTGGATGGTCTGCACCATACTCTCAACACTTTCCCCGGCACTGGGTTCCAGCAGTAGGTCCACATTCATCTTCAGTGGTTCGTACCCATTAGGCTGGTAACCCAGGGTCACGTTGTTGTCATCCGTCACCGCGTCAATCACGGCGGCCCCGGTTATCTCCAGCTTCTTTACGAGGCCCGGGACGGCCACCCCCGCCACCAGCATGGATGTATCCTTTATGTACAGCATTCTTCCTTCCTCCCAGCCGCTTTCTATGCAGGCGTGACCGATACGTTCCCGTTGGTCTTTTCTTTGATGTCGTCAATCAGCTTGAATAAGAGCGGCAGGTCCTTCAGCCGTTCCAGGGACACATGCAGCTCCAGGCGCTGGATGACGGTCCCGCCTCCCTGCTGCTTCTGGCTCCATATGCTTCCCTGGCCGGATGGTTTCCTCTCTTCCCGCCCTCCGGTCAGCAGTCTGGCAAAGGCCGCTCCTCCTTCCTGGTTTTCATCACTCAGTGCCTGGAATGCGTCCCTCGCCATATCCGCCGGCAGGGAGGCCGTCTGGCTCATGCCGGTATGGATGGTCTCAAACACACGCCGGCCGGACAGGGTAAGCTGGGACAGGGGCCCCTCCTTCGCATCGGAAAAGGGCAGCATCTGCCGGATTCTGGACAGGGCCCCCTTCACCGCCTCCACCGGCTTGTTCACGGCGGAACGGATTCCTTCGGTAAAGGTCTCCATTATCTTGGCTCCGGACTGCTTGAACAGGTTCACAGCCCCGTCCACCACACCGCGGACCTTTTCCATCCCCTGGCTCCACAGCTCCTTGATGCCGTTCAGCTTTCCTCCCGTCAGGGTATTTAAAAAATCGAACCCGGCCGTATAGTAGCCTTTAACACCTTCCACAGCGGCAGCCGCAACCCCGCGTATGCCCCCGCCGTTCTGTTCATAGGCGTTCTTCATGTTGTCCAGCTTCTGTTTGACGGTCCCGACCGCAGCCCCCATCACGTTGCCCATCACGTTCCGGACCGCCTCCATCCGGCTGCTGACAGCCCCGCGGACCCGGTTGAACACATTTGATACCGTGGAGACAATCGCGCCGCCAATGTTGGAGAAGAAGTCCTTCATGGCCTGCAGGCCCGCCCGTACTTTCTCCACACAGGCATTCCAGACGTTCTGGATGAAGGCGGATACCTTATCCCAGTTCTTCCAGAGCAGGATAAGCCCGGCCGTCAGGGCCGCAATCCCGATGACAATCCAGGTCACCGGATTGGCT